CCGGCGTTACCGGCACCTCCGGAATGGCGTCGTCTTCAGTCAGGCCGTCCTGTTCGTCGCGGTCGCCGTAAAGCAGGTTCTGCAGCTCGTCGTCACCGAAGCCCGTGAGTCCGAGATCAAAGCCCGCCTCCTGCAGGTCGGACAGTTCGAGCCCGAGCAATTCCTCGTCCCAGCCGGCATTCATGGCGATGCGGTTGTCGGCGAGGACCAGCGCCCGGCGCTGGGTTGCCGAAAGACCCGACAGCACGATGGTCGGCACGGTTTCCATGCCGAGCTTGCGCGCCGCCAGCACCCTGCCGTGACCGGCGATCAGCGTGCCGTCCTCGGCAATCAGCACTGGATTGGTGAAACCGAACGCGCGGATCGAACCGGCGATCTCGGCAACCTGCGCATCCGAATGCGTGCGAGCGTTGCGGGCATAGGGCACCAGCGCATCGAGCGGTCGGTATTCGACCGAAAGTTGGCGTGCGTGGTCGTCGGCACCGATGTGCGCAGTTTCAGCGATTGCCATTGTCTGCATCCAATAAAATCAATATCTTAGTCATGCACCCCCCATCGCCATTTTGGCCACGGATGCGCGTTTGGTGGCGCGCGGTCCTGGGGTCGAACTCTCCAGAGATTTGACCTCCCCGGGGGGCCTAGGAGCAGCGCCGCGCATTGCCGAAGCCGCCGTCGCTGCCGGCCGTCTTGCGGCCATGGCACGACGCACACAGCGCCTGCCAGCGGCTCCTGTCCCAGAACGCCGCCTCGTCACCGCGATGCGGATCGATGTGGTCGACGACGTTTGCAGGGCGGATCACACGATCGCGCTCGCATTCCGCGCACAGCGGATGGTCGTGCAGAAAGGCCGCGCGTTCCGTCTGCCATCGCTTCGAGCGATAGAGCGCGCGGGCAACCGGATCACGGTTGCGATCATAGTCACGATCGCGCTCACGCTTCTCGCGCCGACCAACCGGGCGATGGAGCGGTGGACGGACGGGCATGGGGTTAATCTCAAGGTGCTGGTGACGACGATGGTGACGCCGGAAACGAGAACGCCCGCGATGGGGATGATCCGTCGCGGGCGCTACTCTGTCGAGCTTACCCAGAACCATACCTGATTTGCCCCGGTTTGTTGCATACAAAAGTGTTGCAACACATTGGAGTCACTGCGCATTGAGCCGAGAGGCAATCTTGGTGAGAGCTAGCTGCCAACGTCGCCACGCCGTAGTGCGATCGCAGCCATGGTCGTGGCTGATCAGCTTCCAGGGCACGCGCGCTGCACGGGTCCAGACCAATTTGCGTTCGTCCTCTTCGATCCAGAGCACCCAATCGAAGGTCTGCTCGAGCCGAGTGATTGCTGCTGCTGACGGACGTATCCGCATGGGCTCGGGCTGCATGAAAGCAATCTCGCGGCTGGTCCGCACGATGTCGGGCCAGGTGTTGAAATAGCCCTGCGCCTTGACCGGCGGCAGCTTGCGCAACGTGCGGAACGCCTCCTCGAAATGTTCGGCGACACACTCGGCGGTCCATTCGCGATCAGCCATGACGCGCCTCCCGACCCATTGGGCGCGAGCCGTAGAGCCGCTCGCCGAGCTGGCGCACCAGTTCGCGCTCGGGCCAGGTGAGGCGGTCGTCATCGGCGGAGACCGCGAGGACGCCCTGTTCCTGCCAACCCTCGCGCTTGACCTGCTCGGGGTCTCGGCGTCGGCCGCCGTACCCGTGGGGATGCCATCTCATGCGACACCCCCGTTCGTCTCGATCGCCCAGAGCAGGATGGCGATGGCATCGGCCTCGTTGTCGTCGGCCGGGTGGAAGCCGCGGGCGCGGACGGCGGCGACCATGGCGGCCTTGTCGGCGTTGCCCTTGCCGGCGGCGTGGCGCTTGATGGTGCCCACCGGGACGCCTTCGTAGGGCACACCGCGCAACTCGGCCCATGCGGTCAGCGTCGCCATGAGCCCGCCGTAGATGTGGCTCGCGTCGGTGCCCGCGTGGCGGCGGACCTCCTCGAACCAGATTGCAGCAATGGGTCCGGAGAGCCGGTCGATCTCGGTCAGCCAGTTGGTGAAGCGCAGGTAGCGCATGCCGCCGCCATCAAAGCGGCCCGGGCGCAGCGAGACGGTGCCGCTGGTGATCAGATCGTCGTAGCCGCGGATCGCCCAGCCCGTCGAAGTGCCGAGGTCGAGCGCAAGGATGCAGCGGTTGCGGGGGGCGTCGAGCGGCAGCGATTCAAACCTTGCGCCGTCGGAATTCGGGATAAGAGTCGGCTGAGCCATGATGGGTCTCCTTTGCCGGTGGCCTGTGGTGGTGGAAGACGACGGCGGTCTGGTGCTTGGCGGTACGGGGCCGCCGTCGTCGGATCGGGAAGCACAAGGGAGCGTCACGGCGGCGCGCGCGGCTGACCCGGACGTATGGGAGGAGTGGCCAACCCTGTGGGGTGGCCCTCCCATACGTAGTATGGGGGTTTGACACCTAACTGTTCCGGGGAGGACAAGTGACTGAAATCATTACGGAATAAGACCTCACGAAGTCTTCGGGTATGAGTTAGGGACCTAACTCTTATTTGCCCGTAACCCGTTGATTTCGTTGAGTGCACTGTTGGCGCTGTCATATGAGTCAGGCCTCACTCATATGAGTTAGGTCGTCTTCGAGTCTCTCCGGGTAGACCCAGACAGTGGGGTTTTCGACCTGGAGGCAGAGCCCGGATTGGGGACACTTGAAGTGACTCGGCAGGACCGGACGGGCGGTTATGGTGACCTCGCCGGTGGCCGGATCGACATGATCGACGGGCGCGCCGAACTGCATGCCCTCGACGCAGAGGTAGCCGAACCGCGACCGGGTGACGGGGAAGCCGAACCCCGAGGGGTCGCGCAGGAACTTCACGAAGCCCTTGGTGGCCAGCACGCTGACGCGCTCACGGATCGTGTGCTTGCTGCCCAGACCGCCCCGGTTCTCGAAGGTCTCGGCGAACTGCATGGCGGTGTAGAGGCGCTCGCTCGCCGCCTCATCAAGCAGCATGCCGAGGATGACATCGTGCTTGCGCAGCCGCTCGGCATCGAGCCTGGCGCCGACCTCCTTGCGCACCAGGCGCTCGTTCAGCGGGTTCAGCTCGACCCACTCGCCCTTCACCTTGTCGATCAGCTTGCCCGGCAGCGCGGGGCCGTTCCGCAGTTCGATCTCCAGCCTGCGGACACTGCTGTCCTCGTCGGGCCGGTGCATGAGCAGCCCGGAGGTGTAGAAGCCGCGCAGCGCGCTGGCGCCGGAGAGCGCGAGGAAGGGATCGTCCTTGACCTGGTGCTTGCTGGCCTTTCGGGTGTGGTGGGCGAGGATGACGCCCGCGTCCGGATTGACCGCCTCGCGGAGAAGCTCCACCCGGTCCTTCAGGAAGAACATCATGGCGGTGTTGTCGTTCTCGCCACCGCCCTCGGGGCCGCCATCGAAGAGGTTGCGGATCGGGTCGATGACGATGATGTCGGGCGACGCGTCGGGGAGTGCGGCCCGGATCGCCTCGGCCACACGAGCGACGCCCTCCGCGTCGAGCAGCAGCTTCAGTTTCGGGGTGGCGATGAAGGTGTCGCGCGCGGCTGCGATGACGGCGGCGGGCAGCACGATCTGCTGCATGCGCTCGCGCAGGTAGTGATACTGGATCTCCGCCTGAAGGTAGAACACGCGCAGCGACCTGGGCGGCGTGAAGCCGAGGAACGGCACGCCTGCCGCCATGTGGACGAGCCAGGAGATCAGGAAGTCGCTCTTGCCGACCTTGGGCGCGCCGCCCAGCACCAGGAGCCCGCCCGGCGTCAGCACGCGCGGTGCGATGATGTCCGCGGGCATCGGGCTCATGTCGTCGAGGAGCGCTCCAAGGCTGAAGGTCGGCAGCGGGCTGGCCGGGGCATCGACGTGGGCCGCGCGCAGGAGCGGAGGGCCGTTGCGCTTCACATGCAGCTGCCAGAGGCGTTCGGACTCGACCATCAGCCGATCGAGCGGCCAGGACGGGCGCAGCATGGCGGCGTTGTAGCCGCAGATCGCCTCCCAGCCCGCGAAGGGATCGAGGCGGCCCTCGTGGACGAGGCGTACGTAATGGCCGATGGCGGCGCTGGCCCCCTGGAACCGGGACCAGTCGTCGACCGCGCCCTCCCGCACCGGTGTGGTGAGAACCGCGTCGATGCCGGGTTTCGACACCGGTGCTGTGAGGTCGGTGGAAAAACCCACGCCGGGCAGCGGGGGCATCTCGGCGACCTTTTCGGCGAAGTCCGCAAGGTCCACCTCGACGTCGCGATGTTCGCGGATCTGCACGAGGCGCTGGTGACCGTGCTTGTGATAGACCGTGCCGGGCACCCGGATCGGCTGGTGCGCCGAGCGGAAATGGGTGTCTCCTCCGACCTTCACGGCGATCTCGCCGCGCAAGCGGCAGAGGGTGACCAGATCCTCGCCCTCGGCCGGTTCGGTCAGTTTCCACCAGACATGGAGCTTCGCGGCGCCCTCGGGCGTGCGCCCGCCACTTTCGATGATGAGCGTGGGCGGGCCGAGGTGGCGGGTGACGTGGTCAAGCTTGGCCGGGATGTCGCCCGCGTCGAGATCCACCACGATGGCCTGCATCTGCAGCACATCGGCGGCGCGGGCCTGACCCTGCTCCTCGACCGTGCCGGGGATGACATAGACGGCGGCGCCCTCCCGGTTCGCCCACGCGGCGAAGGTCGCGAATTTCCCCGGCGCGGTGTGGTCGGCCGGGATCCAGATGTTGTGCGGCTTGCCGTCCCGGCCCTGACCCTTGTCATTGAGCCCGCGCAGCGGGATCAGCCCCTCGCACCAGCTGAACACAGTGTCGAGAAAGACGGCGATCTGCTCGGGGTCGGGGTCGCAGCCGAAGGGGTTCTCGGACGGCGGCCCGTCGTTGAAGTCCATCCACGGGTTGAAATGCAGGATGCCGTCGTCGCTCATGCGGGAAGCCTCCAGCAGCGCTCGGACCACGGGCAGAAGCGGCATTCGAAGAAGTCGGGCGTGGTGGCGACACGCGGAAGCAACTCGCCCGCATCGGTCGCCTGCAGGATCCGCACGCCCCGGTCGGACATGCGCTGCGCGAGATCGGCGTCGAAAGGCACCAGCTCATGGTGCAACTCGGCCGTGTCCTTGTTGATCGCGGTGAACACGGCGGGCGCGGCAATTATGCCAGGCACGCTGGTTTCCATGTAGGCCTGGTAGAGCGCGATCTGGGCGGCGTAGACCGGCTTCGACTTCGTCACGCCGTCCTTGACGCAGGCGCGCCAGTTCTTCGCGTTCATCGTCTTGCATTCCCAGAGGGCGGGAACGGCCAGACCGAAACCTTCGGGCCCCGCGGCGATGATGCCGTCGACATGACCGCGGATGCGCCCGCCCGCGACCGAGAACCCGAACTGGCCGCCATCTGGCCGGTTGCCCTTTCGCGTATAGAGGTCGAAGCCCGCGCCGCGCAGCCAGGCGACGGCCAGATCCTCGAGCGCGTGGCCGATGGCGAAGATCCGCAGCGATTGGCCCGAGAAGTCCTGGCCGTCGTCCTTCGGCGTCGCCGTGAACTCGAACTGCAGGGCACGCTCGCAGGGATGGCCGAGGCGCGAGCCGCCGAGATAGTCGCGGGGCGGCCGCGTGGCCTGATCGACGGTGAGCGCCCGATCGACCGCGGCGTTGACCCGCTCTGCGAAAGTCGGCCGATGATTGTAATCGAGGGTCAAAACGGCACCTCCGGCGTCTGCGCCCGGGCGATGTCGGACATGGCCTCGCGGAAGCCCTCGACGGCTTCCTCGATCAGCGCGCGCACCTGCGCCTCGGTCAGGTCGCCGAGCGGAGTGGCCCAGCCAATCTCGTCC